CGTCTTGGCGACGGTCTCGTCGTCGACGATGTAACAGTCGGCGCTGATGTCGGCGATCGTGATGGCGTCGCCGGCTGAGCTGTTCTTGAACTGGAAGATGCCCTTTTCGACCTCGATGCTCTTGTCGCCGGCGGCGCCGGTGGTGTTGTCGACGGTCGAAAGCGCGACGCCATCGGCCTTCAGGGTCGTGGCGACGGCGCCCGGCGTGGCATAGCCGGCGGCCGTGAGGGCGACGAGCGCCCCCTGATAGATCTTGACCGTCGCCGCCAGCGGGCGGTTGAAAGTCTTGCCATCGCGGGACTTTGTCCCCTTTTCTGCGGCCAGCGCCATTATTTCGCTCCCTTCGCGTCACCATCGCGCTCGGCGATGAACTCTTCTTCGGTCAGCCCCATTGCGGTGCAGGCCGCGACTTCCTCGGCGGACAGCTTGCCGGTGACGCTGTCAGGAGCACCGCTGACCGCGGCCTTGCCCAGGCCTCCCGCGGGCAGCGCGCCCAGGAAGGCGTCGAGCTGTGTTTCGTCGGTGATCGACGTTGCATGGGCGACCAACGCGGGCGGCAGCTTGCCGTCGGCCTGGGCGGCGTCGATCTTTGCCTTGCGGCGATCGGCTTGCATGCCGTCGACCGCGCCCTGAAGCGACTGGACCGACGTGGTCAGCTGCGCGACGGTTTCGATCGGCACGAACTTCGCCGGATCGGGGTTGCCGGCATTGTCGGCCTTTTCCTTCAGCGCAGTAGCGGCGGCGACCAGGTCGTCACCCTCGGCCGCGCCGAGCGCGGTGGCGATCGCCGTCATCGCCGCGGCGCCGTTGGCATTCGCGATCGCGCGCAGGATTTCCTCCTCGCTCGCGTCCTCCCCAAGGCCGAGAGCCTTGGCGATATTTGCAAAGTTCATGGATGCACTTCCTTCTTCGTTGGAAAGGGCGCTCGCCACGGCGGCGAGATCGAGCGACGGCGTGTTGGTCAGCGCCGCGTTGATGATGCAGATGACGTTGCCGGCCTTGTCGTGGGTGAAGACCGGCGAGATGTAGCGATATTCGCGCGCAGTGATGGCGCTGGCCGCGGCCTCGGTCCATTCGACGTCGGCGAACACGCCCTCGTCGGTGGCATAGACTTTCGACATCCAACCCGATGCGCGCGCCTGGCCACCGACGCCGGGGCGGGCGCCGAACATCGACTGATGGTCATAGTCGACGACGATCTGGTTGCTGCGATGATGCGCAGCCGTGGCCGCGGCAACACGGTCGGCGTGGGCGCGATCGCGCACCGTGACGACGGGCGGCTTGCCATTGCGCGACGGATTCGAACCGATGGCGAAGAGCTGGATGACCTTGGGCGCGGCGTCGATCTGTCCGGCGGCCGACGCGACGGCAATCGCGTCGCCGACGGCGAACTGATCAACGCATGGCTTCTTCCCCTTGGTCACTCTGACAGCGCTCCCCGCGCCCGGCACCGCGCCGGTCGATGAGGTTGCTATGGCGACGACGAATGCGCCGCGTCAGATGAACTACTTCAGGGGAAAGGGGGCAACGCGCAGGCCGCTCATGCCATGCCCTTCCGATTCGGGCCAGAGGGATCGGATCAGCTGTCGGCCGCCCAGGCGAGATTGCCCCGGCGCGCCGTCGCTAGTCTGTCCGGCGCGATGCGTGCCGCGCGCCACCAGCGAGCGATATCGACAACGATGGCCGAGCCATCGGGGGCGGGCTGGCCGATGTAACGGCGGACGAGCTGCGGCGGCGCGCTGTCGGTCGCAACCCAGTGCCAGCGGATCTCCGCCGGCGACATGATCGCTGCGGCAGCATCATCGAGATCGGCAGCGGCAAGGCCGCTCGGCAGTGCCAGGCGTCCGCGACCGTCGCGGAACCAGCTGCCGTCGATCGCCACCGGCCAGCCGCCGGCGTCGACGAACTGGTCGCCCGCGACGATCGCGGCGCGGGTCTTCAAACCGAAGGCCGCAAAGAAGCCGCTGACTGCTCCCTCATCGACCGCTGAAATCGCGCTCATGGTGGCGAGGCCTTCGCCATTATAGGGGCCGGGCGTCAGGCCCGATTGGCGCGCCTTGCCGACATGATAGTCCCAGCCGGGATCGATGCCGCGTTCGATCATCTGGATCTCGCCGGTGCGTTTGTTGATCCATTGGCGTTTCAGAAAGACCTGCGGCTTCGTAACCTTCAGCCCGCGGCGTTCGGCCTGTCCGCGCGACACCGGCTTGGGCAGGCAGCGGCATCCCCAGCCGTTCGGCGGATAATGCGTGTCCCACCAGGGATCGTCGACGGGAAGGATCGTGCCGTGCCAAGCATGATGCTGCGGCCGTTCGCGCCCGTCCATCACCGACACATATTCGAGGAAGGGAAAGGCGCGCTTGCTGCGCTCGATTCGTTCCCATCGCCCGGCGGCATAGCTGGTCCGCATGTTGGTCTGAAAAATCGTCTTCAGCCGGCGCGGGCTGCCCAGCTGGACAAGCTCGGTCTCACCGGTCGCGGGATCGACCATCTCCTTGCGGCCCCACCAGCCCGCCGCCTCGAGCCGCGGCCGCAGTTCCTTTGCGAACATCTGGAGCGTCTCGCCCTCGGCGATCGCTCGGTCGACCGCTTCGCGGATCGTTTCGAGGATGTCGCGCGTCATCGCCTTGGCGACGGTAAAGCCGCGCCCATGCTCTTCGCGCTCGACGTCCTGCCAGGAGAAACCGAAGACAAAGCCCTTGGCACGGAACCAGGCAATTGCCTCCGCCGGGGTGAGCCCGACCGGGATTGATTCGCCCGTCATGTCAGGCGCCGATCAGCGCGCGGCCATCGTCGTCGCCTATGGCCTCGCCCGGTACACCGGTCCCGATCAGGTTGGTCAGCTGCCAGTCCACATCGCGATAGCGGATGAAGCCGCCAAGGTTGGGACGAAAGCCCGGCACGGCGCCGATGCTGAGATGACGGCCCGCCTGTCCAAGGCAGCCGTCGATCGTTGCCTGTGGGTCGCGGCTGTACCAGGCGCGGCGAATGATCTGCCCATCGTCGGCGAGGCGGGCATGCAATATGGTGCTTTCGGTCGCGCCGATCGCTTCCTCCTGAAGCCGCGCACGATCCGCCTGTCCCAGCTCATCGCCGGGATCGACGATCAGGCCCGCCGGCACGCCCAGTTCATCATGGTCGAAGCGCGGCACATTGACGGCGGCGTCGACCAGCTCGCCATCGGCATTGCGATAGGGCGCGATCGTTGGACGCACAAAATCGAACCAGGCGGCGAAGTGGGTCTGCCCGATATCGCCGTCCGCCATCAGCGCGCGCTCCGCTCGTCGCGCTGCTGGTCGGCATCGCCGGCAAGACGGGCAGCGAAACCGGCGCGGGCGAGAAGCGCGGCAATCGCATCGGCGTCCATGGACGCGATCTGTGTTGCCAGCCCGTCACGGACATCCTCGAGCGAGCTGCTCGCCGCGATCAGATCCTCGATCGGATCGAGGATCGGCTGGACCAGCTCGACCCAGTCGTCGAGCAGCGAGTCCACGGCGTCGTCGATCGCATCCCGGCTCCCGTCGTCATTCGGGGTCGCACTCGCCACCCCGATCTGCCCGTCAGGCCGTTTAAGAGGGTCTAAGAGGGCAGGAGTCGGTTTCGGGCGCGGGGGCAGGCCGTCTCCAGGCCTTCCGGGCGCTCCTGCGGCGAAATTTTCGGGTGTCGCCGGCTGGGCGACCTGAAGCACTTCCTCGCCCTCCTCCGGCGCGGGCAAACCGGCCTTCTCGCGGATCTGTTTCGCGCTGACCTTGACGCCCAGCGGCACGAGCGCAACGGCGGCCTCGGTCATCCCCTTCACATCGACAGGGTCGGGCTTACCGATCTTCAGCCGCGGATATTTCCGACGCGGCCCGCGGTTGAACATGATCATCGGGACGACAAGATCGCGGTTGAGCGTCGCGGCGACCAGCTTGGCGTCGGCATCGGCAATGTCCTTGCGGACCTCGTTATGGACATCGGCCTGGCCGGAGCCGAGCCCGCCGGCTTTGGCGTCGGTGGTGTTGGTCTGCCCCAGCACAACCTTTGACACCTGGTCGTCGATATATTCGGCCATCGACCGCCACAGGTCGGACGGGGCGCTGCCGCCCTTGCCGTCGATGAACTCGACTTCCATCGTTTTCGGGAACACCGCCGCGGCGTCGGCGCCAAGGTCGGCGACCGCCTGGGCGAGGATGTCGATATTCTGCTCGCTCTCGCCGTTATCATAGCGGCCGACGCGCAGCGGCATGCCATAGGTTTCGAGGAAGCTCACCCAATCCTTGATGCTGAAATTCTTGAACATCCAGCCCCAGGCGACAACGCGGGCCAGACCGCCGCGGATCGGCAAGCCCGATTTCGCCTTGTGGAAATGGACGATAAACTTGCCGGCGTCGAGCAGCTCGGGCTCGCCGGTCGTCCGCAGCTTCAACGTCTCGCCGTTGATGCGGTCGAATTCGAACCAGCGCGGGTCGCGCCACTTCAGATCCTGCGGCTGCCACAGGCCGGGGCGCGTGTCCCAGATCATCTCGACGGCGCTGTAACCCTTACCGACCGCGTCCATGATGTCGAAAATTTCCGCCTCGAGCATGTCGCGATCGAGCCAGTCGCGGATCAGCTGCGCGTCGGATTCCTCCTCGGCCGACGTGCCCGCGGCCTCGACCTCGATCGGCATCTGCGCGACCGCGCGCTTGCGAGTGCCGAGCACCGACAGATAGTGAGGGTCTTTCTCCTCCATCTCCTCGGCCAGCTCCAGATAGGCGATCGCGTCGCCCTGTTCGGCCGACATCAAAAGGTTCGCCAGGCGCTGGGGCGTCAGCCCCTTCGCGGGGTGGCCCGACAGGATCGAGCGAACCGACGTCATGCGCGGCGCCGCGACCTCTTGCGCCAGCCGCGCCGGCTGCATCAGCTGGCCGTTCGGCCAGACGAGCGGCGGCGGCGATGGCGCGGGTGGAACGACTTCACGCATGGAACACGGGCTCCCCACTGACCGCATTTGTCAGCCACAGAAAGGCGGTTTCGAACTGGGTGCGCGCGACTGCCAGCGAGCGCGGATCAGTGCCGGGCGCGTCCTTCGCGGCGTCGAGCGCCTTCTGCGAGGCTTCTATCGCCGCGCCGACAGCGAGCATGAGATCATCCATCAATAGGCTCCTTTGCCGAAACGGGTACCGCGCCGGTGGCGATCGGGCCGGTCGCTGTTGCGCGATCCGTCGGCGCGCAGATCGGGGCGATCGCCGCGACCGTTGATGCCGCGATATTGGTATAGGGCGGGCGGCATGTCGGCCGCGCGGCTGGCAAGCGCATAGGCCCAGAATTCGTCGGCATGGACCTCGCCATCGTTGACTATGCGGATCGTTCCCGATTCCTCGCTGCCCAGCTTCTTGATCGCCATCAGGTCGGCGCGTGTGATCGGGTCTTTGCGGATGCGTATGCGCCGCTCCTGAAAGCGCCGATGAAGCGACATTGACAGGTCGAGCCGATTAGGCCCGGTCAGCAGCATGCCGATGACGCGGCTGGTGCCGTGCCGGATCTGCGCGTCCTCGACGACCTTTTCGCCCATGCCGGTCTGGTCGATCCACGCCTGCCCGATCCGGCGATTGGCGAACATCCAGTCCATATAGGCATCCTGGGCGGCGAAGGTCGCGCCACGCTCGCGATAATGATCGCGTTCCCACAGCACGTCGCCGATCGTCTCCAAGCCCTTCATCACCGCGCCGTCGCGGCGGCGGGCGACGTCGCGGCCGACATAGTGGACGCCGCCGTCGTAAAGATCGGGCAATCCACAATCGTCATGCTCGCACGCTAAGATGTCCTCGATCGACAACAGCGATCCCGATCCCAGCTTCGGAATGCAGTCCAGCTCTTCGCCGGCGTCGTCGCCATAGGCTGCATAGATGCCCGCAACCCATTCGCCCTTCGGGGGCAGATCGACGCCCTTGGTCTTCGCGACCATCGCGACCCGTTCGTAAAGCCCGGCATCAAGCGCGTCTTGGAACGTGATCTTCATCGTCACGCCCGCGCGCTTGCCCGCGTCAATCTCGGTAATCAGCTTGTTGAACGGATTCGACGCGCCGTCGTGGGTCGAAATCACGACAACCTGACCGCCCCAAATCAGCAGAGCCATGGCGGCCTTGATGACCTCGTCGACGTTTTTGTGGAACGCTGCCTCGTCGATGATGACGATGCCTTGCTTGCCGCGCAGCGCGCGCGGGACCGAAGGCAGCGCCGTTATGCGGAAGCCGGAGGCGAAGCGGATCGAGAAGGCTTTCACGCCCTTCTCATCAGCCTCAAGAACCTCCTCCTCCTCGACGTCGCCGGCGACCAGGCCGAACGCGCGCGCCCACATCGCACAGACCTCGATAAATTCGAGGGTCATGTCCTTGTCATAGCCCATGTACCAGACGTTCTGACCACCGGCCTCCGGAGCAGCCGCTGCCTTCAGAGCCGCGAACGCCGCCATTCCCCAAGTCAAGCCGATACGCCGCGATTTTTCGATGACGAGCAGCGCGGTACCGGCGAACAGCGAGTCGACCGGCCTTTGCTGGTAGCCGAGCAGGAGGTCGCCCTTGGGAAGGCGAAAAATCGCTGCCTCCGACGCTGCGCGATCGCCCTGAATTTCGCGCAGCTTGATCCATTCTGCGCGATTGGCCTGCGCGCGTTCAAAATCCTGTTCGGGTGACAGCTTCACGCGTCGCTGCCCAGCACGGCGAAGCGGATCGATTCGACCGTCTCTTTCGACAGCCCCTTGGCGCGCGCTGCCCGCGTCGCATTGTCCGCCGCCTCGGCCTTGGCCCTGTCGGCCGCGCGCTTCTCAGCGCGCTCGATCAGGTCGAGATCGGTCTTTCTGGTCAGCGCGATCGAGCGCAGCGCGTCCGCGAATGCCTTGGCGTCTTTCGCGGTGAGCTGGACTCCTTCGCCATCCTCCTCGCGCGCGGCGAGCATCAGTTTGAACATATTGGCCTGTAAAAGCTGCGCGTTGACGTCGAGCATCCGCGACTGGTCGGCGTCGCCGACCTCGCGGGCGAGCGCCGTCGCCATCGCCTGGGCTTCGCGCATCTCGCCGGCGACATCCTCCAGCGTGCGCACGTGGCGCCCGAGGGCCGACCGGCTCACCGTCTGCCCCATGGCGACCAGGCGCTGGCGAATCTGGTCGATTGTCCAGCCGTGATCGATGCGCAGCTGGCCGATCAGCTCTCGGACATCCTTGTCGAGCTGGTCGATTGTCGATGGGCGATGGCGGGCCTTGGCGGGGCGGCGGGCCATGTCAGCTCCCCGGCGAGGGGCGCTGGACGCCTGCAACGATCGAGCGGCCCGCGGCGACGTCGTTGCCGCGCTCGGTGATCGTGGCGACGGTCAGCGTCGGTGTGGGCTTCAGCAGCGTCACCAGCCGCTGTTCGTCCAGCCAGC